AAGATAGCATCAACACCGGGACTGGTAGAACTGAATCCCATTATGGGTGCCAATCCAAGTGTGGGCACGGTTATCGCTTTCTTCACAGTCAGGAACATCATACACAAACAAGTGGTTGAAAGAGTGCCACAGAAATACAAGGACAAGTTTATTGATATACCATTGGTAGGTCAAGGCATAGCAGTGGTTTGGAACCTAGGCAACGGATTGGGCATAGGATTCTAAAAAGAATTCGCAGGTGATTGTCGTTAGTCACTTGTGGATACGGGCAAGGTTGAGTGTTTGTCATAACCTGCCCGGTTTTCCTAAAAGGGAGTTGATCACGATCGGCAATTATGCCAAAACATAATGGTCGGGGTCAATTCCCCATATACAAACACCCCACCACTCCCATTAGACCCCACTGTAAAGGTCTCTGTGTGCTTCAAATAATGGCATTTGACCGTGTTTTATCGACAGATGCTATAAATAACACTAATGCCTTTATCACCAGCACAGAAACAGATAGCGGATAGCAATCGCAGATTCAGAGTATTGATCTCAGGAAGAAGGTTTGGAAAGACACACTTGGCCATCAGAGAGATGTGTAAAGTGGCATCAAAACCCAACCAGAAGATATTCTACATAGCACCCAGTTATCGTATGAGTAAAGGTATAGTATGGGATCAATTGAAAAAGAAATTGAGAGATCTCAATTGGGCCAAAAAGATCAATGAATCAGATCTATCCATAAGATTGATCAATGATAGTGTAATAAGCCTAAAAGGTGCTGACAATGAAGACAGCCTTAGGGGTGTTGGTTTGGATTTTGTGGTATTGGATGAGTTCGCTGACATAAGCCAGAAGGCTTGGGCGGAAGTGATCAGACCCACTTTATCAGACACAGGAGGTAGTGCTTTGTTCTGTGGAACACCAAAAGGAATAGGTAATTGGAGTTATGATCTATATCAACAGGCCACATTGGATCCAGACAATTGGCAGAGTTTCCAATACACCACCATACAAGGTCAGCAGGTGCCAGCAACGGAGATAGAACAGGCCAGGAATGACCTAGATGACAGGACATTCAGACAGGAATACGAAGCCTCATTCGAGACATATTCCGGCCAGGTCTATTTTAACTACGGACCACAGACCATATATCACGAGAAGATAACCATACCCAAACACATATACTTGGGAATGGACTTTAACATAAGTCCAATGAGTGCCGCGGTGGCAACAAGGACAGAACACGGCATCATAGTGTTCGATGAGATAGTGATATACGGATCAAACACTGATGAAATGGTCAAGGAGATAAGATCGAGATATCCCGATCAACAGATAACCATATATCCAGATAGTGCTAGTAGACAGAGAAAAACATCAGCAGGTGGTAGGACCGATCTAAGTATTTTGGTCAATGCGGGATTCCAATGCTTGACAAGACCCACAAATCCTGCTATAAGAGATAGAGTGAATGCTGTCAATAGTGCTTTGAAAAGTGCCAATGGACAACAGAAACTTTGGATAACACCAAATTGTAAGAATGTTATAAAAAGTTTATCTAGACAGATATACAAAGAAGGAACCAGCCAACCGGCCACAGACGGCTTGGAACATATGGCTGATGCCTTGGGATATATGGTGGAATACATATATCCGATAAAAAGAAATAGTATAAATAATAACAAAACTACGACTTGGTCAATGCGAACAAATTAAGGACATATAGAATATGGCACAAATTCAAGATGCTTTTGATGTAAAATATAGACTTGAATACTACGGTTTAGATCTACACCCACAATGGAAAGACAACATAAAAAGATGGCAGTATTATAGCGACAGTTATAATGGTGGGAATGATTTCAGAGCCGGAAGGTATTTGGTCAAATATGTTTTAGAATCAGATGAAGATTATGACAACAGATTAAGACAAACCCCTTTAGACAACCATTGTAAGAGTGTAGTAGAGACATACAACAGTTTTTTATTCAGAAAACCACCAATCAGAGATTATGGAACACAGGTGGTCAACGATCCAAGCCTAGACAATTTCCTAAATGACTGTGACCTAGATGGCAGAAGTTTCAATGCTTTTATGAGAGACTGTGCCACTTACAGTTCAATCTATGGCCATATATGGGTCCAAATTGACAAGCCAGCCACTCAGAGTAGCACGAGGGCGGCAGAATTACAACAAGAGATTAGACCATATGTGTCGATCATAACTCCAGAGAATGTCATCGATTGGAAGTATTACAGGAAACCAAACGGAGTATATGCTTTGGGTTCACTGACATTGTTAGACGGCATAGATGACAACAACATATATTACAGAACCATAACAGAAACAGAAACAACTATCAAATCGAGAAGCAACATCAAGGACGGAGACACCATAGTAGAAGTGATTCCAAATCCTTTGGGTGTTGTGCCTTGTGTGCCAGTGTATGCCGGTAGATCACAGACCAGAGGTATAGGTATATCAGACATATCAGACATAGCGGACACACAGAGAGCAGTTTATAATGAATTGAGTGAGTTAGAACAACTCATCAGGATTTCCAATCACCCAAGTCTTGTTAAAACAAGCGGAACCCAAGCATCAGCAGGTGCCGGTGCCGTCATAGACTTGCCGGATGACTTGGACCCCAACCTTAAACCATTCTTGTTGGAACCATCAGGTTCAGGTATTACACAGATAATATCCTCTATCAATGAAAAGACTGACAGCATAAACAGGATGGCCAATATGGGTGGGGTGAGATCAACCACAGCCAAATCAATGAGTGGTGTGGCATTACAGACAGAATTCCAACTGTTGAATGCTAGGCTATCACAGAAAGCAGATCTATTAGAACTTGCTGAAGAACAGATTTGGAGAATGTGGGCATTATGGCAGAACATAGCATTTGATGGTGTGATAGATTATCCAGATTCATTCAACATACACGACAAGGAAAACACTATAACCTTATTGAAACAGGCCAAAGAGACCAATCCAGCCAACACCGAATTGTTGAAAGAGATTGACATTATGTTGGCCAAAGCATTGATCACAGATGAAGATGTGTTGGAAAGGGTTATCACAGACCAACAGAACACACAACCTTTGAACACAGAGATGACACATCCAGCGATGACCAACCCAACTGAATTGGTCACACATATGAAAGAGATGATCGAACAAGGTTATACCACGGAACAGATTTTACAACTACATCCAGAGATATCTGCGATGTTCAACCAGGAGGGCGAGCAAGATGGCAATGAGTAAAAAGAAAAAGAAAAAAGGTGGCAAAAGAGGCGGAAAAAAAGGCGGTAGAAGAGGTTAATTGGACCGACTACTTCGCTTCTATTGTTTCAGTATGTCCTTGGAGCAAGGCATATTGGGCCAAACAACAGATAGACATAGTTGATTGGCAAGGAAGAATTTTGGCACTAGATGGTTCAGTGGCCCGTGTTTATAAACACCCCAGAGCCAGTGCCAGACAGTTAAAGAAGATGATGAATCTCTTTAATGAACAAAGACCAAATGAAGAATGGTTATACAGCCATCCCAAATTTGGAGGACACAGCACACCGGTCCCAGTGTTGATCCAACAGGACTATGCTCTTTTAAAGAGTATAAGGGACCACATAAATAATAAAAACAACCACTAAATGGTTGGACAGTTGAACTAATGAACTATAAAAAAGGAGAATAGACGATGAGTGAAACGGAAAACAACACTGAGCAGACTCAGGCTCCAGCGGAAGCACCAGCGAATGCTGTTGAACAAACTGAAACTGATGGTAAACAGTTCTCACAGGCTGAACTTGATAGGGTCGTAGCAGACAGAATCGCGAGAGAGCGAAGAAAGTTTGAAAAGAAATATGATGGAATTGATCCGGAGTATTACAACGAACTCAATCAAAAGGCTGAGAAGGAGAAACAAGATAAACTGAAAGCCAAAGGTGAATTTGAAAAGATTCTTAAAGATACGGCAGAAAAAAAAGATGCCCAAATATCTACTTTGCTTAATCAAGTGAAAACTATCAAGATCGATGGTGTATTGCTTGACACCGCTTCTAAAATGAAGGCAGTTAATCCGGGACAGGTCACACAATTGATCAAGGACCAGGTTAAAATGAACGAAGCAGGTGATGTTGAGATTGTTGATTCAAAAACAGGACAAACCAGATATGGTGAAAATGGTAATCATTTGACCATAGAAGATTTGACCAAAGAATTTTTAACGGCTAACCCCCATTTTGTTAGTGCCACTCCATCAGGAACGGGTGCTACCAGTAAGATAGGAGACCAGGCCGGCAGTGGTGAGAAATTAGATGTAAGTAAATTAGATATGTCCAACCCGGACGATAGGGCAAGATATGCCGCATATCGAAAGGACAATGGACTTGCTTAAAGTTAAAGGAGAAAACAAACTATGGCAAATTCAACAACTACTACATTAAATGACCTTATATCACCAATGGTGGCAGAGGCTTTATTTGTAGCAAACGAAAGATCTATTATGAGAGGTTTGGTGAGAAATTACACTTTACCTTCTAATAGTGGTAAAACAATCCAAGTTCCAATCTACCCAACAGTGACGGCAACGGCACCGGGTGAAAATGCGGACTTAACTTCAACAACTATTTCTACTGGTGTCGCTAACTTGACAGTATTAGAAAATGGTATTATGACTACACTAACTGACTATGCGATGAATGTATCAGAATCAGATGTTGTAAGAGACCTAGGTAAATTATTTGGTGAAGCAATTGCCAAAAAAATTGACACAGACTTAACAGCATTATTCGATGGCTTCACAACAGAAATTGGTGATGGAACAACGGCTTTCACAGCAGACTCAATCTTCCAAGCAGTAGCACAACTAAGAAAATCAGGTGTGCCAGGTGACGATCTAGCCTGTGTGGTTCATCCATTAGTAGCATATGATATGAAGAAATCATTGACTAACACATTTGCTAACCCTAATCCAGGTGTTGGTAATGAAGCATTAAGAACAGGCTTCGTTGGTCAAATAGCAGGTGTTTCAGTATATGAAACAGCAAATATGGCAGACTCATCAGGTAATAACCCAGGAACAACGGGTGATTACAAAGGTGCTTTATTCCATAGAGATGCTTTAGGTTTAGCGATGTTATCAGATCTTAAAATTGAAACTCAAAGAGATGCTTCTCTTAGAGCGACTGAGATCGTAGCAACAGCAGTATATGGTGTAGGTGAACTACACGATTCATATGGTGTTGAACTAAACCACGATTCTTCAATCCAATCATAATAATTGGATTGCGGTGGAGCAACGACAACAATTTGGGTGGGTGTTTTATACACCCACTCATAACAAAGGAGACATACACAGATGAGCAACTATTCAACAGATGCTGACATACTAGAATATGAACCACAGATCAAAGATTATGGTATCATAGACTTCACAGATTATCACAGCAAGACCACGGCTGATATACAAAGACATTTGAGAATTGAATGGTGGCCTAGAGTGAAAAGAAGCAGTCTCACTTCAAAATATTTTTCTACAACAGATGTGGAAATGAACAACACAAAATTACAGGCCGCACAATTCAAAGTGGCGGCGGTGTATCACATATTGGCATACTACATACTACCACAACTGACACAGCATTCATCAGAACCGGATAGGTTCAGAATGATGATAGACTTCTACAAAGGCAAGTTCAGAGAAGAGTTTGATCTTATCTTACAAGATGGTGTCAAGTATGATTGGGATGGTGATGGCACGATACAAGACACAGAAGAACAACCACAACATTTCAACAGATTGGTAAGATAATATGTCAGTTAGAGAAGACATAGCCAAAGACATAGTCCAAGCATTGGGCGACATAACCAATCCAGCAGTGGTGTTGGTGTCAAGGAATCCAATAAACTTGACAGATATGAGTATAGCACAATATCCGGCTATAATAGTGAGAACTTCAGAAGAACAGAGATCAGATGAGGCGATGGGCGGGCTCCGTTTGTCCTTGATCAACTACACGATCCAAGGTTATGTGAGAGCAGACAGTAGTGCTACCACATCAAACAACAACATTGACACACAGAAGAACAATTTGGTCGAAGCCATAGAAGAGAAACTTGAAGAAGATAGAACAAGGAACAGTCTAGCATTGAACTCATTTGTTTCAAGTGTGGTCAGTGATGAGGACAGTTTATATCCAATTGGCAGAGTGGATTTGACATATACAGTTCAATATAAATACACACGAGGAACAGTATAATATGAGCAAAGCAATTAAAATATATAGAGACGGAAAAGAATTTGTTTGTTTAGAAAAACGAGCGAACTTTCTTGTGGACACTCAAGGTTACAGTTTCTCACAAGAAAACAAAACAAAAGCACCAACTAAAAAACGAAAAGCCAAAGTCAAAGTTGATGCTGATGTGATCAAAGTGGATTCACCATTTAACGATGGGGAACCCATAAACATTGACGATGGCGAAACAAACTCGGAGGAATAAACTATGACAACAGCATTTTCAGGTTTTGATGGTGTGATCCAATTCACAGATGCGGATAACTCATTATCAGATTCGGTGATCGGAAATTTAAGAAACTTTTCAATTGAAACTACTCAAGATTCAATCGAAACGACTTCTATGGAAGACAGCGGACACAGAACTTTTAAAGCAGGCTTATCATCATTCACTATTTCAGGCGATGTATTTTTTGACTATACAGATGCGGTTCAATTAAAAATGGAACAATTGACTTCAAAAGACGACACAACAGCAGGCAACGATGCCGTGGCTTCTTTCAAGGCATATCCAGCAGGAACAACAACAGGTATGGCAAAATACTCAGGAGATATGATTATCACATCTTTCTCAGTGACATCGAATGTTGACGGAGTGGTAGAAGCAAGTTTCAGTGCCCAAGGCACTGGTGTATTAGCCGTAGATGCGGCCTAGGTAGTTTATGATCGGTGTTAAGGTTGTAGGTGGTTTTGATGCTAACAAGATGGGCAAACAAGTCCAGAAGATGTTAGACCAGATCAAAAATGAAACTTATAAAACAGCCCGATCATTTACACCTGTAGATACAGGCTATGCTAAGAGTCAGTGGGATAAGCAATCAACATCCCAAGGATTCAAAGTAAAGAACGATACGGACTATATCCAATTTTTGGATAAAGGCCACAGCAGACAGGCCCCACAGGGCATAACAAAACCGACTGTCAGGAAGATGACAGGGTATATTAAAAGCAGGAGATTAAAACGATGACTGAATCGGACAAAAAGAATACACCATCGGCACTTGAGGCCGCAACTGGACACTTCAAGAATAGACTTGGTGGTGACCTAGGCAGATACAAGTGTGAAGAGTGGGGAATTGACATATACTACAAAGCAACGGCTTCATTGGCAGTTGAAAACAAGATTATGGCATTCCAACAACAAGGCAAGACAGCAGAGGCTTTAGTAGAAAGTGTTATCAACAAGGCTTTGAACAAGGACGGTGAGAAGATGTTTAGACCAACAGACAGAGCAACTTTCTTACACGAAGTTGATCCACAAGTTATTATCAAGATAGCAACAGTTCTAAATAATGCCAATGATGATAGTGTTGAGGATATAGAAAAAAACTAACACGGGACAGAAACTTGTATAATCAAGTTTCCCTAGCAGACTATTTAAAGTGTAGTATTGCTGAGGTCCAAAAGATGTCCCTTATCGAGTATAAAACTTGGTTGGCTTACTTTCAAATCCGCAAGGCTGAAGAAAAAGCAGAGATGAGGAAACAACAGGGTGGCAGATATAAAAAGTAAGATAATACTAGAAGGTGTTAATAAGACACAGAAGAGTTTCAATGATGTCCAGAAATCAATGGGCAGACTTGAAAAGAACACTCTCAAGAGTAGTCAAGCATTCAGTAGATTACAAGGTGTCATACTTGGTGCCGTGGCGGCTGTTGGGACTTTCAAACTGGGCAAGGCATTCCTTAACACAGCAGTTGAAGTAGAAAACTTATCAATACAATTAAAATTCTTAACAGGATCAGCAGAAGAAGGCTCCAAAGCATTTGAAACTTTGACCAAGTTCGCAGGAACGGTGCCTTTTGAACTACAACAGATAGCCAATGCGGCTCCAAATTTGTTGACAGTTGTTGATGGTGCTGATGAATTGAATGAAGTGTTGAAGATAACTGGTGATATCGCGGCGGCAACTGGTTTAGATTTCAAAACAACGGCAGAACAATTACAGAGAGCATTTTCAGGTGGTATAGCGGCGGCTGATATTTTTAGAGAAAAAGGTATCAAGTCATTGTTAGGCTTCGAAGAAGGTGTGAGATTCAGTGCTGAACAGACCAAACAACATATAATGGGTGCTTTCAGAGATGGTAGTGCTGTGATGATTGGTGCCTCAGGTGAGATGGCCAACACATTTACAGGAACTATGTCGATGATGAACGATAAACTGTTCCAATTCCAAAAGAAATTGATGGAATCAGGACCATTTGATTTTATAAAACAAATGATGAAAGCAGTTGACACAGCATTGACGAAGAATTTTGACAACATAGAAGATGCCGCTGAATTTATGGGCCAGAAGATAGTGAATGCTATGAAGGCCGGCATAATAGGATTGGCCAAATTTGGTGATATGATCACTCCGATAGTCAAACTTGCGGTCAATGCCGTGGGTGGATTGGTAGATATGGTCAATGGATTACCAAACACTATAAAAACATTAGGTATACTTGGATTCTTGATGTTGGGTATCAAAGGTAAACTTGTGGTAATGGCGATAGGACTCGCATTCAACAAGATAAGATTGTTATTCGCAGACTTTATGGACTTTATGGCCAAAGGTAAAAAGAAAATAGCCGGCTTGATGGATGCTTTGGGTTTTGATGAGTATGCCAAAAGCCTAAGAGTAAATGCCAAGGAAATAGAAGAAGCCAACAAGAAAATGAGAGATTCCATCAATGGCACCAAAGATTCAATAGGCACAGATACCGAAGAGATAATCATTTCGATGGGTAAATTTGGAGACATCACCAAGAAAGAAATGGCAGAAGCAGGACCATTCGTCCAGGCAGTGACTCACTTCTTTAAAGATCTAGAACAACAGATGAAAGCCACAGCAAATATGGGCTACATAGATCCCATCATCAAAGAAGCGGCCAGAATGAAAGGCATAGAAGCGGCCAAGACAGCAGAAGTAGAAAAACAGGCACAATTACAGGTGTTCATAGCACAGCAAATGGCGGCCAAGAAATTGGCATTCAAACAAATGGAATTCAATGGTGTCAAGAAGTTCGAAGAGAGACAGGCCAAACTACAGATATTCTTGATGGAACAACAGAACAAGAAAAGATTAGATTTCAACAAGAAAGTGGCTGAGGCTGAAAAAGCATTCAATGAAAACAGAACATCAGCATTGAAATCATACACAGAAGGTTTCAAGGCAGAGATGAACAACCAACAGACCGTGTTTGAACAACTACAACAGGCAGGAGCCAATGCTTTCCGCGGTATGGCAGACACATTGACCAACTTCGTTATGACAGGTAAGTTCAAGTTCAAAGACTTCGCTAATATGGTTATAAGAGATCTTATAAGGATAGCGACACAGGCGGCTTTAACATTCGCATTGAAAAAATTAGCAGGATCATTTCTACCATTT